ACTTCCTCCAGTAGTATTTAATAGAGCAGCAAAACCAAAAGCACTATTATATCCTCCTGTAAGATTGTTTTTCATAGCATCAGAACCGACAGCAGTATTAGCAGTACCAGTAGTGTTAATGTTAAGCGTTCTTCTACCAATAGCTGTATTAGCATCGCCACTCAAACTGCTACTATTTAAAGCATCAATACCTAATGCTGTGTTGTTAGTTACACTATTAGTACCTTTACCTACAGTGAGTCCGTTGACAGTAATATCTTCTGTGTTAATTAATTGAGCATTACCTACAGAGTTATCTGCTATCTTATTAACAGTAACAGCATCATCAACAATGTTTGCTGTGTCAACTACATTAGCATCATTAATAACAGTGCCATTTAAAATGACAGCTTTCTCAGCAGGGTAAGTACAGAATACAGAGCTTGTTCCAGACAAGGTAATGGCAGTACCACCGTTACTGGACTCTAGTATGGTGTCCCTAGACAGCGTTGTTCCTGACGATGTGTAAGTACCAAGACCTACTTCCCAGTCAGTGCCAGATGTTATGGCATAGTAAGTAGTATTACCATCACCTAGCACAGAAAAAGCTTGAAATCCTGAATCTGCTCCTGCAAGCGTAACTGTGCCTGTGCCTGTAGTGGTTGTTAATTCTTTTATTCTATCTTTAACGACTAATGCCATTATATTTCCTCTATGCTAATGTAACTGATAGGTTGCCTGTGGCAATTTTGAAAATGTCGCCTGAATCAATAGTTTTAGCTGTGTCCAATGCAGTGTGGTACAAAAGGTTGCCTCCAGAAGCAGCATCGTTAATACCTATCCAACCAACAACACCCCATGAAGCGGTAGCTGTAGGAAATTCTACAACAGCATCGTTTAATACTTGACCAGATGTGCCTGAAGCAGTTGCAAAAGATACTGCAACTCTAGCGTATGAGCCACCAGATACTTCTGTACCTGAACCGTCATCGTTAGGGTTAGATGTCCATAGTGATACATAGACAGTAGTTGGAGCAGTGTACGTTGTACCATTCAATGTTCCGTTAAGTAGTGCGTTTTCCAAATAGTTTGACATTTCAGCCATAGTAAATTACCTCTTAGATATAGTTATAGATAGTGGTGTAGCAGGATATTCAGCATCGTCATCACTCTTAGTTAAAGCAACAAGTCCTCTGTCATACATAGATGCCCATGTTTGTAATCGTTCATCGTTCATCAAATATGGTTCTGCTTCACCAAGTGCTGCGTATAGTAGCAAATCAGGTGTGTAAGCCATCCATAAGTTAGAAGGATTCGTGTCGCTCAAATAAGCTGGTCTGTAATAGTAAACCATTTGTAGCGTATAGTCTGAGTCAGGTACAGGAGCAAATTGAAACTCTGCACCTAGTAGTGTGTAGTATCGTGGGCAACCTTTATTTGTTGTGCCTGCGTTTCTAAAAAAGTTACTAGTAGATAAAAACTCAATAGGGTTTACAGGGTTACCTTGAAAGTGTAAGTCTTTCATAGCAAGGAAGTCTGTTGGCAAAGATACGGTAGAGTCACCTGTAGTCGCTACAGCAGTTGCTACCTTTAGCATTTGTCTGATGCGTAAATCTCTAGCAAGTCTTACTTCGCCTAATTTAATAAACTCAGGTATCTGGTCTGTTAAATCAGTACGTGCTAAGTAATCAGCTATCGTAGACTGTAGTGTTGTGTAGTCGGTAAAGAATGCCATTATACTGTGCCTTGTTTAGTTCTAAAGAACCTGTTGTCAGGATTGTTCAACCATGCTTTAAATCGTTTAGGGTCTACTACGTGGAAGCCACGCATAATCTTCTGTTTGTTTAGTTCGTCTATCACCGTAAAAGGTATAGAAGCTATCTTGTTAGAGAACACGTCACCGTCACCCCATGTCGTGGATGATGTGTTGTACTCTCTTTTATTCTGTTCAATGATGTCTGTAACATCTTGTTGTGTTGCAATAACAATACCGTCATCAGTATCGTGTGATACCGATTGTCTTAACTCATCTTTTTTTAATAGTTTTGCCATAATGTCCTCGTAAGGAGATGCCCTCCGAAGAGGGCTATCTAACCTTTATTACTCAGCTAAGTCAGCAATAATTGCATGAGCTGCTTCGTTCTTCACTTCTAATGTGTATTCAACTAAAAGCTGAGTCTTCTCAGAGTCACCTGTTTTAGCTAGTTCATTAGTTTGGAAAGGACGTAGGAAAGCTACTGCTGCGTACTCAGGGTCAAGTACGAATGCTTGTTCGCCATTGTCATCTGCATCAGGAGTAGTAAATCTGTTAGGAACAACAGATAGTGTACCGAAGTCTGATAGATATACGTCAGCTGCACCAACGATAGTAGTTTGCTTGTTAGCTGGAGCTGCATAGCGTTGCTCTGCAATACCTGCAAAAGTAGAAACTACTTGTTTTTGTGTTGGAGAAACCATTAGCACGGTTGGGTTACCACCGTTTGTGTATGCTGATTTAACAGCAGACTTTAACATAGCTTCTGTGAAAGCTGCATCTGTACCAGATACACGAGCTGTAGTACCTAGTGAACCAGCAGTACCACCAGCACCTAAAACAGCGTTAGTGTTTAACCATGCTTGTAGTGAACCAAGTGTACGTGCTGTTGTTGAATCACCAGCTGAAGCAGCTTGGTTAGCCAACATGATTTTTTCCATATCACGTTTTAGTTCTGAAGATGCTTTAGCAAGTTGATAAGCTTTTTCTGACTTACGTCCAGCTTTGTCAACAGTTTCTTCAGTACCAGCAATCTGAATAGTTTTTTGTGATATTTGTGTTCTGTTACCTACTCTTGTAGTAGGAGATAGTGTAGCAGAACTTGCATCCGCACCCTCAACCGCAGCGTTATTAACAGTTGCATCTGCTAGTGAGTCTGTTTGCCATTCATGGAAAGTTGCTGTTGCTTTAGTTTTGCCAATAGATGACATGAAAGGTGTTTCTGTAGGGGAGATATCATAGATCATATCTGTGAGGTCTTCCCTGTTACCAACTGATTGGTAGGTTTGATAAGTTGCCATTGTTTAAATTTCCTTAAATAAAGTTTTCAAATAACTTAGCAGCATCACGCACTTTGCCTGAGCCTTTAAGCTGTTGTTTTTGTCGCCTTTGTACATCATTGTTGCCTTGCTTAACTTTTGTCCCAGACTTAACCATCTTAGGAGCGTTAGCTACTTTCTTCTTAACACCGGGTTTAGATTTCTGTAGCTTGTCGTACATGGCTGCTTTATGCAGTACAAGGACGTGTCGTGAGTCATAGACCTGAGATAACTCATCATCTGTGAATCCCACTGATTTGCCATAATTGCGAATTTCATTTCTGATTTGTTCGCCTTTGACTTTGTCTGAAAACTCTGGAAGGACTGCTGCTAATTTTTGTGATTCTTGAGCAACTTGATTTTTCATGGCCTCATGGTAATCCGCTTGTTGCTCTCTAGCAATGCGGTCCTGTTCAGCTTTTACTAAACTTAGTTGATCTTTTTTTTCGGTCATTTCTGCGACCTTAACTGCGTATCCTATCGGGTCGTTCTCTTTCATAACAGCTAAATCTTCTTGACTATCCCCTTGTGTAAGGAATTGTTCAATAGCTTGTAGCCGTTGAGCGTATGTATCTCTAACTTGTTTGGCTTCAACAATAGCTTTAGCTTCTGCTTCTATTGCCTTGCGAGCCTCAGATACTTCCTGAGTCTTTTTCGTATAGTCTGCACCAAGTTGATAACCCTGCATTAATTCATCAAGGGTGACATCCTTTTCCTCACCTGCCGCTTTTACACGAAAGGTTTGTGGTTGCTCCTCTTCTTCAACTTCAGTTTCATCATCTTCAGAGTCAGCATATTCTTCCACTTCATCTTCGGTCGCTTCAACAGCTTCCTCGTAATCTGCTTGGTCTTCTGCTTCCTCGCTATCCTGTTCTACTGCTTCTGTTTCAACAGTTTCTGGTTGCTCGTTGGAGTCCTCACCTGATGTCAAAAAGCCTTCCCATTGGTTAGCTGCATCTTTTACAGTTAGTTCTCCACTTCCCTGTTCGGGAGTCATGGTTTCATCACTCATTTTGTATTACCTTTTATTCCTCTACGGGAGGTTACCGATTAGTAGGCAAATGCCTATAATATCTTCCATGCCTTATCTTTTATCT